TAGGATCTCCTTGACTTGCTTGTACCTTTAACGTCTCAAACAAAGTTCTCTCTGCTTCGTCTTTAAGTATTCTATCATTTATTTTCTGTACGTTATCTAATCCGTCCATGTTTTCTTGCAAGGTTTCTTTGTCTATGATACCTGCTTGTAGTAACTGTAAACCTGACACAATCTTTGTAGGTTCATCGAACCCTGCCATGACACCATAGACACGTCTTGTTTTGTACATTCCTGTAATGTCTGTAGAAGGTGTATAGTTTTCAGCATATGCTGTACCGTTTAGATAACCTGCTAATGGTTTCTTAGTATTGCCATTAAGTGCTTCATCCATTTCTAAACGTTTATAATCAAGCTCTTCTATTGCTGTTTTAAGTGATAGCTGATATTCTTTTACGTTTAGATCAACGGATGATAATAACTCTTGCAATCCTCTACCAGTAACAAAACTGTTAGGAGATATTGCGTCATCGCTTACTGGATAACTAGATCCAACTCTAAGCTGTCTCTCTATACGGTCGATCTGTGTAAACAACTGATACGGTATATTATTTGGTGGTTTAGCTACTTGTGAACCAGGTGTTAGATAATTGACTGCAAGTCTACCTCTCTTGTAATTCCCGCTCTCTAGCTCTCCTATAATATTTGTTTCAGTAAATACACTGTCTTCCATTGCAATTATGGACAAGACGTTAATCTTAGCCATAGCTGCCATCAAACCTAAAACATGATCGTATTGACCTGATAGTCTGTCAAAACTAAAACGCTTTGATACAACAAATCGTGGTCCCGATTTTAATGGATTAGGTGTGAAATCTAATATTTGTTTTGATTCAGGTAGGAATACATAAGTACCTTCTTCGTCATAGTACTCAACTAATTCTGTACCTTCACCTGTGTGGTTATCCCAACTTCTATTGAAACCGTCATGGTATTTAAACTTGCTATATCCTGATGGGAACGCACTGTTTTCATCAACAGTTACTTTAGCTTGTGGGTACATTGATTTAATAACTTGGTTAGGAACTAAACGTATTAACGCCAACTCTTTAGGTTGTTGATCTGCGCCGTAGTATCCTGGATAACAATCGTACGGATCTCTTAGTTCCGCATGTGGATACATGATTCCTTCAGGTGATCGCTTTTGTCTAATGATCCATACACAAAAACCATAACCAGGTAACCATCGTGCAGCTTGTGGTAACTGCATATCCATTTTAGATGAAGCGTCTAAACTTGTAACAATACGTTCTAGCTTATCTGCTTTTGCTTTAGCTCGTTCACTCTCTGCATAAGCGTCTACTTTTATGTCAGGCATACGTCCTAACTTCTGTGCTAAATGTTCTAAACCTGAATTAATAAGATTAGGTATAGGTAAGTCAACATCATAGTTTTTTGCTTCTTGACCTAGTAATGCAGAGATACCGTTAGTACCACCATTCATAATAGAACGTACTCTATCACGGTACTCGAAATGACCGCTTTGTTCGTGCATTCCTTTTAAATCGTCTGTCTTGATTAACAGCTCATCTGCGTTTAGCATTACCAAAAAACCTCGTTGTATTCACTTTGCTTATAATAACTATAGGATGGATTATAGTCTGCTTCTGCTTCAGCTAACATCATTTTTACATTGGTACGTATTCGTTTCATAGGGAACCAACTAGCCATTACTAAGTCAGTTTTAGTTCCTACGTTACGTGAGTTACTTGCACCTGCTTGTGAAAAATAGATTAACTGTTGTCTAAAGATATTTACTTTACGTTGTGTAGTTGAGTCAGAGTACGGTATGTTTACTTTTTCTTGTTCGTACATACCTACCATACTGGTTACACCAAATGTAGGATCCCATTTATTTTTATAGGTTTGATGTCCCTCTATACGTACACCATGATTAGCTGCCCATTGTTTTATGTCACGGTCTTGTCCGATCGCTCTTTGAAAACCGTTCTCTTCAATTACCCAATGTGCTAACCAATACTTGTCATACCATTCCTTCATAAGTTTATGTGCTTTTTGTACACCACCACCTTGATCATTCTTGATGTCTACAAGCCATACCTGTTGTGTCTTAATATTATATGCCCACAATACTGCTGCTTGATATCCTGTACTAGCAGGATCGAGTCCTGCAATAAGTGCAGTACCAGGTGGTATGTCTCCTAACTTACGTGACTTGTCTATACATTTATCAATCATCTCTGCTGTAAACAATGCCATACCGTCAGGTACTGCTTTGTTAAGATATACCATCTCAAATATATTTCTACCGCCTGTTGTCTCTGCTGCTGCTAACTGTTCTAATAACCATTTATGAGATCGTCTTGATTGCCATAACATATGTGGTTTATGATCTAATGACTCATCTTCTAATGGTATTTCTAAATCATGCGCTCTATCTACAATAGACTCCCATGCTTTGTTCTCTAAGAGATGATGGTAAAGATCGTCGGGGTGCTGTCTTGATCCAATGACAACCATTCCTGTGTGTTCTTCTTTACGTGACTGTAACGTTGTGGTCCACCAGTTCCTGGTGTTTTCTCTAGCACTTGGTTGCACAGTACTTCCATGATCTTCGATGTCGTCTGCAATAATAAGGTCTGCGTCTCTGGAAAGGATTTTACCTCCTTTTCCAATTGCGACAAGAGTTGGCGACTTAATACCAGAGACTGTTCTAGTTGCAACAGTAAATTGACTGGACGACCAACTTTTTCCACCTCTATTAGAAGGTCTAAATCCGTCCCAGTCTCCGTAATCTTGTATGAGTCCTTCATTGTTCTCCAAATGGTCTAGCACCGCGCCTACAGAGTTACGTGCAATGTCTTCGTTACCACCGCACCACATAACACGTATGTTTGGATTTTTACATATCATGTAGACACAAAAGTGTGTTAATAGATCTGTCTTACCATGTCTAGGCGGAGACAAAATCATAAGTCGTTTACCAAACTTTATACTATCTAAGATAGCAGCTATCCACTTTTTTTGGAAGTCAGGTGTTTCATAATTTTCACCACGCTCTGTCAGGAAATATTCATCTCTAAACTTTACAAAAGACTCTACGTCCGCTTGCAGCTCGAAGGGATCCCCCCTCTTTTCGTGCAGCGCCTCTTTTTCTACGTCCTCTAAATAAGCAGCTACTGCCCTAGATACTGTTGATGGACTGCAACTTAATATATTAGCAATTTCTTTTTTAGTCTTCTTACCATCAATAATGTCGTTGAAAAAATTTTTTTGTTTCATAATGGCATAATAATCACCACGTCGTTTCTGTACATTTTCATCTACTTGTTTGGGGTTCTGTATTTCTGTTGTAGGTTTACTTGCTCTCCAAGCTCTCTGCCGTGTTCTTTTAGAACACCTATCACTACAATACTTCTTACGACCTTCAGGTAAAGGGACCAGGCAGTTGTCTGCTGTGCAGATGGTGATTTTTTCTTTATTTGACATATCTCTATGGTATAGTGTAGCATACGTGGGATAAGTAATGTGGTGTTCCTGCCTATACAAGCACCATATGATAATAGAAAAGAGTTGTGGTTGGACTAGCAGGACCGCCTTAGTCATCCGTTGAGGGATCTTCCTCACATTTTATTTATTAGAGAGAGACAATATTTTTACGTTACTGCACTTAATAAACTGCGTTGGGTTGGGAGTGACACAGGGATTGCTACGACTGCCGAGCGCTCGACTGTTATATTACAGGATCTTCGTAATATAACATACTACTGGTAGTTATACCACATATAGTGGTTATAGACTACACTATATATAGTATACTGTAGACGGGGGTGTACTGGTTTCGTGTTAGATCTTATCCCATATAAACATCTAATAACAGTGGGTTCGACTCCCACCACCTCCACAAATTGCCAGGTATAAATTGACTAATTCATACATATTTTGTCCGCGCCGCGATTGAGGTATGGGGGTTATATGTTGCTTTGCTTTCGTGTGTGTGGGTAGTGCTGCACGGTGCGGCGATTCGTAGGCGGTTCGTCCTGGACTGCTGTCTTATGCGTTCGCCTAACAAATCGACTACTCGCAGCTTAAAATAGAGTAGATACGTCTCTCCAGGCGTCCCGATCTACAAAATTTTCTTCCAGGATTTTACGATCTACAAAATTTTCACGGAGATCTATTCGTCTTTCTTCTGACTTGGTGATCTATTTTTCTCTCACAATGAGAAAAGCAGCGCCTTAGCGCTGCCTGTCTCTCTCTCCTGGTTAGTACGTAAACAAAAGGGGACTTGTTTATTCCAGGAGTCGCACCTTATTCGAATGTCCGCTCGACTTCTTCCTTTAAGTCTTCCAAGTCCTGAAGCAGTCCATAAAATAAATCGCTTAGTTCTACTTCACTTGTTGGTATTAAATCGCTGCCTTGTCGTAGGAAGTCATAAGCATTTTGCACTTCTTCCGCTATGTCTTTTTGTAATGACATTCTAATTGTTTCCTTTCTCTTCATCTATCTTAAGGTCTTCATAACTGACGCCTCCAACCGCTTCCTCTGGGAGATAGTACATATCCCAACAAGTTTGACTACAAAATTGTTCCACTTCCCATTCGTCAACGTCTATGAGAACATCGTAGTTAAATGTTTCTTTGCAAGTAACACACTTGCCAACACATGAGAGTAATCTTGCCCTAGCCATTATCGGTTTAGGTTTTCTGTAATGCGGATAAACTCTTTAACTTCTTTGTCCGTCATTATATCCAATGCAATAGAGAGGTCTTCGTCCATATCTCTAATTTGATTATGTAACATATTAAGATTTTTCTCTATGTTGTTTGTCTCCTGGAGTAAGTCCTGGAGTTCATCCTGGAGTACGTCCTTAATAGTTCCAAGAACGTATGCCTCCACTCTGTCCGCTTGACTGCTGCCTAACTCTAAGCTCGTCCAATTCTCATCGAACATTTTCTTTATAGCTTTAATTAATGCTTTTTCCATTTAAACTTCTCCTCTTTCCTTTGCTGCTGCAAATTCATCTCCAATATAATTTATATATTCGTCTAGGTCTCCCTGTGTCTCTCTTAGTTCCTGGCGTAAACTCCAGGCATAGACAACAAAGAAGGAATGGCTAGCTATGAGTAACAATATGAATAGATTCATTAGTAACTCCTCCATAGATATGTCTTGCCGCCTACTTCTGCAGAACACATATCTAAAAGCATATCCTCGCGGACTCTTTCCCAGTCAATATATTGTGCGTAGACTTCACCTTCGTTGACTCGGTACATTTCACAAAAATATTCATCGAGATGATATTCTTTATCTTGTATCGTGTCGAACACTTGGACATTGTCGGCAAACTCTTTGAATACGTCTGTTGGCTCGTGGTTAACGTCTAACTCGTCGCCCATGAGATACACCTCTTTAAATGCTCGGATGTAGTCAAAGTTAGGGACCAACTGAAGCAGCTGCACAAGTCCAAACAATTCTTCGGGTAGCATATACTCGCCGCCTCCGAAATCATTATCTTGGATGTGTACTTCATCGCCTCCGCACACATACGGCGTCTTCGCCTTGTTGTGTATGTTCTCAATGTCTAGCGCCTGCTCGATTTGTTCAAGCGTTGTCTCTTTATTGATTTGAAACCAATAAAAAGTTAGGCGTCCCTGATTGTAACAAGCAAGACAGCCTGGACATATTTCTATGTAGTTGTTGCTCGCAGTATCATTAATAGTCTTCATTTTTCTAACTCCTTCCTAAAGTTATTAATAATATTCTAATAAAATATCCAGGTTATACAAGTATTTTATTCAATGATTATAAGGTTTTATGTTTGGGACATAGTGAGGCATTGATTC